AGCGCTGCCGCGGGCGGCGTCGCCGCGGTCGAGTTCTCGAAGCTGGTGAACCTGTCGTAAGCGGCGCCGCCGCCACAAGGAGACCGCACATGAAGTTCCAGCATCCGCACCTCGACGCCGCCGAGAACATGACCTTCGAGCGCAAGCTCGAGTTCGTGAAGGCACGCGTGTACGAGGCGAAGTACGCGCAGTTCAAGGCGCGCACGCTCATCCCGGTCTCCTTCGAGGCCGACCCCGCGACGGAGGTGATCGTCTATCAGGAGTACGACGGCGTCGGCGTCGCGAAGCTGCTTGCGTCCTACTCCGACGACCTGCCGCGCGCGGACGTGAAGGCGAAGGAGGTCCGCTCGCCCGTGAAGGGAATCGGCTCCTCCTACGGCTACGGGCTCCAGGAGATCCGGGCCTCCGCGAAGTCGGGCGCCAACCTCGACCAGCGCAAGGCGGCGTTCGCCCGTCGCGCGGTGGAGCAGACGATCAACAGGATCGGCCTCAAGGGCGACTCGGCCTTCGGCCTCACCGGCCTGCTCAACATCCCGAACGCCCTGAGCTACACGGTGCCGAACGGCGCGGGCGGTGTGGCGACGTGGCTCGCGGGCGCCGGCAAGACCCCCACCGAGATCCTGAAGGACATGCACGGGATCGCGAAGTACGTCTTCGAGCAGACGAAGGGCGTCGAGTCTCCCGGCACGATGCTCCTGCCGGCGACGCAGTTCGGGCACATCTCGACGACCCGGATCGACCCAACCTCCGAGGTCACGATCCTGAAGTTCTTCCTCGCGAACGACCCCTACATCAAGGAGGTCGAGCCGATCTTCGAGGCGGGCGGCGCGGGCGCGGCCGGCAAGGACCGCATGGTCGTCTACCGCCGGGACCCCGAGCACCTCACCCTCGAGATCCCGCAGGACTTCGAGCAGCTCAGCCCCGAGCAGCGGAACCTCGAGACCGTGGTCCCCTGCCACGCGCGCTGCGGCGGCGTCATCTGCCCGCTGCCGCTCTCCGTGGCTTACGGCGACGGCATCTAGTCCTACCCCGGCAGCACGTTCCGGCCCGGCCGTCCACGTCGGGCGGCCGGGCCTTCTCGCGTCGCCCACTACAGGAGTCGCCATGCCCAAGCTGCTCATCGAAAACATCGAGGCCCGGATCCACAACCTCGGCGGTCACTGCATCCTGCTCCCCGGCATCAACGAGGTGGACGAGGCCGCCTGGAAGGAGGCCCTGAAGATCGAGCTCGTGCGCGACTTCGTGCGCCTCGGCGTCCTCAAGCCCCAGACCCCCGCGGCTGGCGCGCAGGAGTCCGCGGGGCTCGCGGCGATGAAGGCACCGGAGGCCATCGCTGTCGTGAAGAAGACGGTCGACCGCGACCTCCTGGAGAAGTGGTACGCCGACGAGCAGCGGAAGGGCGTCCTCGAGGCGATCGAGGCGCAGCTCGAGGAGATTGCACCGGCGAAGCCCCAGACCCCCGCGGCCGGCGCGCAGGAGTAGCCGATGGCCGTCACCCGCGCCGCGATCGTGGCCCGCATCCCGGCGCTCGACGCCGTGACGAACCCGAGCGAGTGGGATGCGGCCATCGCCGACGCCCAGCTGCAGGTCGCCGCCAGCGTCTGGGGCGACCTGTACGACCTGGGCGTCGTCTACCTCGCGGCGCACCTGCTCCTGATCGGGCACCCCGAGATCGAGGGCCCGGGCCCGGTGCAGAGCGAGACGGTGGGGTCCGTATCCGTCAGCTACGCGGTCCAGGCGGCCGCACGCGGGCAGCTCGGGAGCACGATGGCGGGGCGGGAGCACTTGCGCCTGGGTCGTCTCCTCGGGCTCGGCGCCGCTGTGGTGTAGCCGTGGCGAAGAACGCCTTCACGTTCCGCCGAATCGACCGAGGCTGGAAGAGCCTCCTCGGCGCGGCGCAGCGGCTCGAGGCCGACCGTGGCCTGTACGCGAAGGCGGGCATCATCGGCGAGCAGGCGAAGGAGGAGCACGCCGACGAGGACGGCGAGCCAATGACGAACGTGCGGCTCGCCGCGATCCACGAGTTCGGGGTGCCCGGTCGCATCCCCGCGCGCCCGTTCATCCTCGGGACCTTCGCCCTGCACCGCGCCGAGTACCGGGCGCAGCTGCGCGCGCTCGTCGGGACCTGGTTCCACCGTGCCACCAAGACTGGGCAGATGCCGCTCCGCCAGGCGCTGGGGCTCCTCGGTCTGAAGATGTCGGCCGACATGAAGAGCCGCGTGGTCACGGGCGCCGGCATTCCGCCACCGAACGCGCCCAGCACCATCCGGCAGAAGCTCGCGCGCGGGAAGTGGAAGGGGAAGAGCGCGGACCAGGAGGCCGCTGACATGGCGGCGGGGAAGGGGCCTCGTCCGCTCGTCTACACGGGCCGCCTGGTCGGGTCCATCACCAGCATCGTCGAGACCGGGAAGGGGAGCTGACCCATGCGCATGGGGCCGACCATCAGCAGGCTGGCGAGCGGGACGTTCACCGTCACGCGGCCGAGCGGGAACTACGTCCAAGGACGCTGGGTTGAGGGGGCCGCGGAGACGCTCGAGATCCTCGCCAGCGTCCAGCCGGCGACGCCGAAGGAGCTGCAGCGGCTGCCGGAGGGCGACCGAACGAAGGCGGTCATCGCGATCTGGACGACGACGGAGCTTCGGACGGCAAGCTCGCCGCCGGGCGCGCAGGCTGACCGCGTCACCTACGCCGGCAGCACCTACGAGGTCCAGGCCGTCGAAGCGTGGGACCTCGGCGGGTACTGGAAGGCGCTGGCCTCTCGGGTCGCCTGATACGCCGGGGCCATGGACCTGCTCGCCGTCGAGAACGCGCTGCATGCCTGGGTCGTCGCCGGCCTCGGTCTCGCCGAGGGTCAGGTCATCTGGGACGGTCCGAACGCGCCGTCGCCGGCCAAGCCCTTCGCCACCCTGAAGCTCGTCGGGCCGTCCCGGCTCGGGCTGGGGGGCGAGCTCACCGACGAGACGGTGCTCACGAACCCGGCCGGGCAGGAGGTCGTTCTCACCCTCGCCGAGCATCACGAGTGGATCCTCAGCGTCCAGGTCATCGCTGCGCCAACGTCGGGCGCGGGCTCGGCGCGCTCGCGCCTCGAGGCCGCAGCCATGAAGCTCCGGCTCCCCTCTGCCCTCGACACGCTGAGGGCGGCGGGCGTTGCCGTGATCGAGGCGGGTGATACGCAGGACCTGTCAGCGCTCTTCGCCGCCGACATCGAGTCGAGGGCGAAGGTCGACGTGAGGCTCCGCACCGTGGACACCGCCACCGAGAAGACCGGCTACATCGACGGCGTCGGTCTCACCTCGCCGTGGGGTTCGTTCGACGCGCCCAAGCCGTAGGAGGAAACCGTGCCCCTGTCGGACATCGCCAACATCTCCATCTCGACGAGCGGCGGCGGCCTCAGCCTCCCCGGCTTCGGGACCGCGCTCATCCTCGGCGGCTACGCGAAGACCTGGCCGGAGCGGGTCCGCACCTACGGCAACCTCGCCGACTTCGCGGTGGACTTCGCCGTCGGAACGCCGGAGTACATCGCGGGCGCCGCGATCTTCGGGCAGAACCCGCGGCCGACGACCGTGAAGGTCGGCCGCGGCACGCTGAAGCCGACCCAGCGCTGGACCATCACGCCGGACGTCTCGATCCCGGCGGTTCAGACCTACCGGGTGAAGATCGCCGGCGTGGCCTACGACTTCATCTCCGACGCGACGCCGTCGGCTGCTGAGGTCGTGACCGGCCTCATCGCCGTGATCAACGCGGCCACGGGCGTGCACGGGCTCACCGCCTCGGGGACCACCACCCTCATCCTCACCGCGGCCCAGGGCGCGTGGCAGGAGGTGGAGGTCGGGGACGTGAACCTGCTCTCCCTCGAGCAGGACCACGCCGACCCGGGCGTCGCGACCGACCTCGCCGCCATCCAGCTCGAGACCGCGGACTGGTACGGGCTCATCACGCTCTGGAACTCGAAGGCGTGCGTCCTCGCGGCCGCCGCGTGGGCCGAGGCGAACGAGAAGCTCTACGTCGCCCAGACGCAGGATACCCCCTGCATCGCCGTCGCCGAGGGTGGCGCGACCGACGTGATGAAGAGCGCCAAGACGGCCGCCTACGCGCGGACGTCGCTCTGGTACGACCCTTCCAACAAGCCGGTGCTCGACGCCGGCCTCGTCGGGCGGATGTTCCCGGAGGACGCTGGCTCCGAGACCTGGGCGCTCAAGACGATCGCGGGCGCGCTCGCGCGCACCTTCACCGGCACGCACCTCGCCAACCTCAAGGCGAAGTACGGCAACTGGTACTACTCGATCGCCGGCGCGAACGTGACCTCGCCCGACTCGGGCCGCGTCTCGGCCAACGAGTGGATCGACGTCATCCGCGGCCGCGACGCGCTCAAGGTCGACATGCAGGGCCGGATCTTCAGCCGCCTCCGCAGCGCGAAGAAGATCGCCTACACGGACGCCGGCGCGACCATCGTCGAGGGCGAGGTCAAGGCCAGCCTGACGGCCTTCACGGGGCGCGGCTTCATCGCCGAGGGCTCCTGGGCGGTCACCACGCCGAAGGTCGCCACGCAGGGCGCGACGGACCGGGGCAACCGCTACTTCCCGGGCATCGCCTTCACCGGCAACCTCGCCGGCGCCATCCACAAGCTGGCGATCACCGGCGCCCTCGCCGCGTAAGGAGCTGAGCCACCATGGCCACCCGCACCGCCACCTACGACGCCGGCCGCGTCGTCATCACCTTCGGCCCCCACGTCCTCACCGGCTACGCCGACGGCACGTTCGTGAAGGCCTCGCGCGACGAGGACACCTTCAAGAAGCGCGTCGGCGCCGACGGCTTCGGCACCCGGATCCGGATGCGCAACAAGGGCGGCTCCGTCGAGCTCACGCTCGAGCAGACCTCGCCCTCCAACGACTTCCTCGCGGCGACGCTGCTCTCCGACGAACTGCTCGGCACCGGCGTCATGCCGCTCGTCGTGAAGGACCTCGGCGGCACGACGGTCGCCGCCGCCGGCGAGGCCTGGATCCGCAAGCCGGCCGACATCGAGGGAGCGAAGGAGGCGGGGACGCGCACCTGGATCCTGGACACCTGCGACCTCGCGATCTTCCCGGGCGGCAACGCCCTCTGACCCGGAGACCCTGAGTGAGCGAGCCCCGCACCATCGAGATCGACGGCTTCACCTACACGATCGGCCGGCTGCCCCCGCGGCGCGCGCTGAAGCTGGAGAACCGGCTCCTGCGCGCGCTCGGCCCGGCGGTCGCGCAGCTCGTCACGGCGATCCCGCTGAAGGACGGCAAGCCGGACCTGGCGAAGCTCGACCTCGGCGCGCTCGGCGGCGCGCTGCAGGGGCTGATGGCCCAGCTCACGCCGGAGGAGCAGGACGTCATCATGGCCGAGCTGCTCTCGACCGTGATCGTCTCGACGCCGGAGGGGAAGGGCGGGGCGGTCATGCCGCTCTTCGATGCCCACTTCGACGGCCGGCTGCACGCGGTCTTCAAGCTCTGCTGGGCCGCCCTCGAGGAGAACTTCGGCGGTTTTATCGCACCCCTCGTCGCCGCCGCTCGGACGGCGGGGGCGGCGATCCTCTCCAGGGCATCGACCACCTCGCCGTCGAGTGGCCCGTCTGGCGGGTAGTCGTCGACGAGCGCGTCACGGCGACGCTCGAAGAGATCGACCGCCACTGGACGTTGGAGGACGTGATGTCGGCGAACCAGATCCTCGACGCGCTCGATGAGGTCGTCGCCCGGAGGCGAGCATGAGCGTCCAGGTCGTCGAAGAGCTCGCCGCAAGGCTCGGCCTCGAGATCGACGGCGAAGCGTTCGCCGTGGCGGAGAAGCTGCTCGAGGTCGTTCGCGGCGGCATGGTGGCGGCCGCGGCCGCCGGCGCCGCGGTCGGTGCGGCGGTGCTCGGCGCGGCGGTGAAGACCGCGGCCTACGCGGACGAGGTCGAGAAGGCATCCCAGCGCACTGGCATCGCGGTGGAGTCGCTCCAGGCGCTCCAGTACGCGGCCGAGCGCGCGGACGTGGGGACGGCTGAGCTCGAGGGCGCGCTGCGGTTCGCGGCGAAGCGGGGCGTGAAGGACCTCGAGGGCGAGCTCCGGCGCGCGGCGGCGCAGTTCGAGCGAATGCCGGACGGCGCGGAGAAGTCCGCTCTGGCGATGAAGCTCTTCGGAAAGAACGGCGCCGCGCTGATCCCGATGCTGAACGGCGGGGCCGCCGGCCTCGACGAGATGACGCAGAAGGCCCGGGACATGGGGCTGGTGCTCGACGAGGAGACGATCGCGGCAGGCGCGGAGCTGAAGGACGCGATCGAGGACATCCAGGGATACCTGCGCGGGCTCGTCTACACGATCGCGGGGCCGTTCCTGAAGCCGATCCGCGAGGCGCTAGAACGGTTCGTGAAGTGGCTACGGGATCACCGCCCTCAGATCCAGCGCGCGTTCGATGCGATCGGGAGCGCGGTAGGGACGGCGATGAAGTACGCCGCGCAGCTTATCGAACCGGTGATCGACATCCTGTGGCGGCTCGGGGAGGCGATCCTGAGCAGCACGACCGGGAAGGTGGTGTCCGCGCTGGCTGCGTTCGGGTTCGCGCTCACGCTGCCGTTCGCGGGGCCTGTTATCGCGATCGGGGCGCTACTCATGGCGCTCGAGGAGCTCTGGGGCTGGATCACCGGGGAGCGTGACACCGCGCTCGAGGACACATTCGGACCGTTCGCCGACTTCAAGAAGGACTTCACCGGCTGGCTCAGCTTTGACGCCTCGGACTCGCCGATGCTCATGGGCCTCAAGGGCCTCCTGGTGGTCGTGAAGGAGCTCTTCGGGTACTTGCGCGACTCCGTCGCGATGTGGGAAAAGCTGCTGTCGAAGGGGAATATCAATCCCGGGTTCAACACGCAGAACGCCGGAGGAGGCGTCCAGTACGGCCTGAGGACGCTTTTCGGCGACAAGTTTCTGCGGGGCGTCTTGAGCGACAAGGGGCAGGAAGCGCTCTACGAGGGGTCCACCTTCGCTGTGCCGCCGCAGTTCCAGGCTCCGACGGCGCCGAGCACGACGGTAGCGAATAGCGGCGGCATGAACCTACAACTCAACGTAACCGCTCCCGCGGGCGTGGATGCCACGACCTGGGCCGACCAGCTCGCTGGCGCGCTGCAACCGCACCTGGAGCGCTTCGTCGGCGGCCAGTACAGCGGCGCGCTCCCCGCCGCGGCGAGGTGACCGATGGCCTCTATCGGCTACACCGCGGATGACGGGCGCCTCGAGGTGATCGAGTTCGACGTGCTCGAGCAGCACGGGGTGACGCACGCGGCGAAGGCGACGCAGTTCCCGGTGGAGACCGGCGCGGTCATTACCGACCATGTGCTTCAGGACCCGGACGTGGTCCAGCTCACGGGACTCGTCACCAACGCGCCGCTGCCGGCGAACGTCGCGATGGGCTACCAGTACGACGCCTTCATCAGCGCGGCCGCGGGCGGGCAGTTCAAGGGTCGCGCGCAGGCGGCGTACCACGCCCTCGTCCGTGCGAAGGAGGCGGGCCAGGCGGTCACGATCGACACGCCCCTGCGCTGGTACGAGGGCATGGTTATCGAGAGCCTCGCCGTGTCCGAGTCGACCGACTCCGGCGACTCGTTGACGTTCTCGCTCTCGGCGCGCCAGATCCGGACCACGTCCACGCGGACAGCGGCGGCGCCGAAGCTCGAGGCCGCGAAGCCGAAGGTGGAGAAGGGGCGGCAGCCCGCCAAGAAGGTGGAGGGCGGGCGCCTGAAGTCGGCCTTCAAGGCCGGCAAGGAACTCGTCTTCACCGCCCCCTGACCATGTCCACCATCCTCCTAGCCGTGGTGTCCGACGCCCCCCATTACGACTTCAGTTCGACGCTAGAGGGGAAGTTGCTCACGTTCGAGCTGCGCTGGAACGAGCGCTCCGGCGCGTGGTTCCTCTCGCTCTTCGATGACACCGGCGCCGCGATCTTCTCCGGCCGCCGCGTCGTCCTCGGGGCCGACCTCCTCGGGCGCTCCTCTGACTCGCGTCTCCCGCCAGGCATGCTCATCGCCTATGACGCCTCGGGCGCGGACCTTGACGCCGGCCGGAACGACCTCGGGAGCCGGGTCCAACTCCTCTACATCGAGTCGACCTGATGGCTATCAACTTCGAGCGCGCGTGGAAGGTGATCGTCGGCGAGACCGAGGTCACGGGACTCCGCGTCCGCTTCAAGGCGAAGAAGACGGCGAAGACCGACCCGTCCACGCTCGACCTCAGCGTCACGAACCTCTCCGCGGCGACGCGCGCGAAACTGTCGGCCGCGTCGAGCCCACCGGTGGTCCTGATCGCCGGATACAAGGAGGCCGCCGGGCTCATCTTTGCGGGGCCGGCCCGCACGATCGACCACGTGCGCGATGGCGCGGACTGGACGACCCACGTCCTCTGCGGCGACGGGGAGCAGGCCTTCAGGGGATTCTCGTCGTTCTCGTTCAAGGCAGGCACGAAGAAGGGCGACGTCCTGACGCGCTGGACGGATGACCTCAAGGGACTCGGGATCGACGTCGCCGACGCCCAGGCGGCGATCCGGAAGGGCGGCATCGCCGGCCTCAAGGAGGTCTTCGCGCAGGGCTTCGCCGCGCACGGCCGGACCATGAAGGAGGGGGATCGTCTCCTGGCGTCGATCGCGGCGGAGTGCTCCGTTGTCGACGGGCACCTGGTCATCACCGAGGTCGCGAAGCCGACGACCGAGCCCGCCGTCGTCCTGTCGGCAGAGACGGGCCTGCTCGGCAGCCCCGACCATGGCGCGCCGGAGAAGATGCCGGGATACCCAGCTCCGAACCCGACGATCTCCCTCCTCAAGGCGAAGTCGCTCCTGAACGGTGAGCTGCGCCCCCTGCGTGCGATGCGGCTTGAGGCGCTGAGCCGGAGCGGCTTCTACCGGATCGAGACGGTCGAGCACACCGGCGACTCCCACGGCCAAGATTGGTTCACCGCGGTGGAGGCGCGGCCCCTGTGAGCGCGCCATCCCTCGCCGAGGTGATCCGGGCCTTCGTGCGCGAGGGCGCGGCCGATCTCCACGTCTCGATCCCGGCGAAGGTGGTGCGGGTGGAGCTCGCGAAGGGGCTCGTCGATGCGCAGCCGCTCGTGAAGGACCTTTTCGAGGGGCAGGCGGTCTCAGTCCCGGTCATCACCAACGTGCCGATCGTCTGGCCGGGCGCCGGCGGATTCCGACTCACCTTCCCGATCGCGGTCGGGGACACGGTGCTGCTCGTCTTCTCGGACCGGTCACTCGACCTCTGGCTCGAGAAGGGTGGCGAGGTAGACCCGAAGGACCCGCGGCGTCACACGCTCAGCGACGCCATCGCGATCCCGGGCCTGCGGTCGTTCTCGGCCCCGTGGAGCGGCGCGGCGGCGGACGGGGTGACGCTCGGAAAGGACGGCGGGACGTACCAGCCGGCGGCGCTGGGGCAGGACGTCCGCGACGAGCTCGACGACCTGCGCACCAAGTTCGGCAGCCACACGCACGCGGTGACCGTAACCGTGGACCCGAGTACGCACGCCGGGGGAGGGACGGCCGCGGCGACGACGGCGACGCTTGCCGCGGCGAAGACCGTGAAGTCGGCGACCGTGAAGGTGTCCGAGTAAGGGCCGCCCGCGATACGTGGTCTCCATGGGCAGCCTCTGCATCAAGACGACCTCGGGCGAGCTGGTCATTTCGGCCGGCGCTTTCGCCCTGGTCTCTGGGCGGGACGCCATCGCGCAGGCGATCGAGCGTCGCCTCAAGACCTTCCGAGGCGAGTGGTTCCTCGATGGCTCGATCGGCGTGCCGTATGTCGAGCAGGTCCTCGGCCGGAAGGCGCCCAACCTCGCGGCGGTCGAGCAGCTGCTTCGCGCCGAGATCCTCGCCGTCGAGGGCGTGATCTCCGTCCTCTCGCTCACCCTCTCGCTCGCCTCCGCGACGCGCACCCTCTCCGGCACCTTCTCGGTCGCGACGAGCGAGGGTGTTGTCGAGGGGGCCATCTAGCCCATGACCACGACCTACGGCCTCACCGCGACGGGCTTCGTCACCAAGCCGCTCTCCGTATGCAAGGAGGAGCTCGAGGCGGTCTTTCGGGCTGCGGGGCTCGACCCCAGCGATCCGCGGAGCGTCGAGGGCCAGCTCGTCGGCGGGCTCGCCGAGCGCGAGGCAGCGCTCTGGGACCTCGCCGAGGACGTCTACCGGGCCATGGATCCGGACGCGAACGAGGGTGACGCGCAGGACGCCATCGCGGCGATCACGGGGACGCTGCGCGCGCCCGCGAAGAAAAGCACGGTGACGCTCACGGCGGCCGGGACGGCGGGGACCGTGCTCAACGCGGGGCGGGTGGCGAGCGCCACCGGGACGGGCTACCGCTTCGCGACGACGGCCGCGGCGACGGTCGCGGCGGCGACGGCCTGGGCGGCCCTCACGGCCTACACGGTGGGGCAGCGGCGCACGAACGGCGGGGAGATCTACGAGGCCACCGTCGCCGGCGCCTCGGCCGCAGCTGGCGGGCCGACGGGGCAGGGGAGTGCGATCACCGACGGCGGCGTGACATGGAAATGGGTCATCACCGGGACCGCGTTCGTGGACGTCGCCGCGGCGGCGGAGGAGACCGGGCCGAAGCAGGCGCTCGCTGGGACGGTCACGACGATCGAGACTCCGGTCTCCGGCTGGACCGCGGTGCGGAACGTGCTCGACGCAGTCGTAGGGGCCGACGTGGAGACGGCCGCGGCGCTCCGGCTTCGGCGCGAGACCGAGCTTCGCGCGGTCGGCGGGGCCGCGCTCGACGCGGTCCGGGCGGACGTCATGGCGGTCTCGGGCGTCACCGCGGTGACCGTCTTCGAGAACACCGGCTCGGTGCCCGACGTGGACGGGATCCCGGCGAAGGCGATCGAGGTTCTCGTCTCGGGTGGGCTCGACGCGGGGATCCGGACGGCGATCTGGGGCTCGAAGGCGGCCGGGATCGAGACGCACGGCGGTGTGGCGGGAACGGTCCTCGACTCGCAGGGCGTGAGCCACGCGGTCGAGTTCTCCCGCCCGACCGCGAAGCCCGTGTACATCAACGTCGACATCAAGGTCGGCGCGACGTTCCCGGTGGACGGCGACGCGCAGGTGAAGGCGCAACTCGCGGCGAAGGTCTACGCGGCCGGCGACGACGTGATCTCCTGGTCGCTCAAGAGGCTCATCACGGTGGCGGGTGTCGAGGACGTGCCGGTGCTCCGGATCGGGCTCGCGAGCCCCGCGACGGTGGAGACGACGATCGTCATCGCGGCGCGCGAGCTGGCGCAGCTCGACACCTCACGGATCGTGGTGACCCATGTGTAATCATCGCAAGAACTGGGTGCACGTCTAGGCCATGGGCACCCCGACGCACATCTTCGACCACGCGGCGCGCGCCGAGGCGCGGCTCCTGCAGCAGTACCGGGACGGCGTGTCCGTGCCGTCGCTGCTCCGTGCCCTGTGCAGCGGGATCCAGCAGGTCGAGGACGTGCTCTGGGACATCCGGTTGCGGCGCGCCGTGGCGGCAGCCGAAGGCGTGCAACTCGACGTCCTCGGGCGCATCGTCGGGCAGTCTCGCGAGGGACGCAGCGACGCGGTCTACCGGATCTGGATCCTCGCGCGCGTGCGGCTCAACAAGGG